GGTGAATCGCATGTACTGGGCGTTGGCCACGGTTGCGCTGGCGAGGTTGGCGCTGTTGAGCCGGTAGATGGGCTCGGGGATGCCGGCGGCGTCGTAGATCCGCTTCTCGGTCGTGGTGATGCCCTCCACGTACTGCATCTCGTGGGGCTTGGTGCCGTACTCCTGCAGCTCGGTGTCGCGGACCAGCAGCACGCTGCCGGCCTTGCCCACGCCTCGGGTCTGCTGGTTCAGGTGTGCCGAGATCTGCTTCATCTGGGCGTCGGTGGTGGTCGGGCTGGCCTTGAAGACCATGCCCGGCATGCCGCCGTTGAGCCACCGCTGCACCTCGGCCTTGAGGGCCGCGGCTTCCATGTCGCTCTCGGCCACCACGCTCAGCAGCCAGCTCATGCCGCCGGCGGGATGCACGGGGCTGCCGTTCTGCCGCAGGTAGATCACATCCTCGGCGGCGATCCGCATCGGGTCGCTGCTGTTGCGGCCGTAGTAGTACCCGCGGATCAGGTTCTTGTCGTCGAGGATCGGCCAGGCGTACTCGCTCGGCAGGATGTACGCGCTCACCGGGCCTTGGCTGCTGCGTTCGCCGACGTACAGGTAGGCGCGTCCACAGATCTCCTTGAACCACGCCACCATCCAGAGCCACAGAGGCCCCGTGTAGAGGGGGTCCGGGTTCTGCAGGAGGTCGAGCACCGGATGGTCCAGCACCTCCTCCACCTGGTCACCGGCACGGCCGGCGTACAGGGCTGCCTTGCCGATGACCGACCGCACGGGCCCGCGGTTCTGCAGGTGCCGCAGCAGCGCAGGGTCCGCCACCTTGCGGCCTCGGCTCTTGCCGCCCATGCCGGTGTTGCGGTAGAGGCGCAGGCACTGCCCGCTCACCACCGTGGCGTTGATACTCGCGGCACGCCACGCGGTGCCGGTGATGCCGCGGCTCACCAGCTCGAAGTCGCGGCCGGTGTTGTTTGTGGTCCAGCTGGTGGACGGCTCGCCGGGAATCAGAGAGGCCGACACCCACGCGCCGGGAATCTCGCGCTGGTCCGGTTCCACTGCCGCCTTGGTGTTGGTCTTCTTCGCCATGTTCAGGCCCATGCTCGCTCGTCGGGGTCTGTTGCAAGTATACCTGCAGCCGCATCGTGCACAGTCAGCACCGCCGCGCCGTGCCCGCGGCCGGCGGCGTCCTGGTGCATCACGGCGTAGCGGGCGGCGTCCAGGCCATCGTCGTACAGCTTGATGGGCTCCTCCTTGGGCGCCTTGCCATCCTGCCCTGGTGGGTAGATGTGGCAGTCGAACTCGGCCACGGTGTTGGTCGGCTTCTTCGCCTGGTACAGCTCGCGGTCGGTCTCGAGGGTGCAGCCGGCCAGGAACAGCAGCCGCGGCTTGCCGTCGCCCTGCACCCGCAGGCGTTCGTGCATGGCGTCTCGGCCGGTGCGGTGGTCCTTCATCGCCGGCACGCTCTGGATGCCATGAGCTGCGAGGGTGGCGCGATCCTCGGCGTCATGGTCGGTGATCGTCGCCACGTAGGTCTCGCCGTCGCTGTAGCGGTTGATGATGGCGGCATGCTCGGCCACGGTTCGCTTGGTCTGGTAGATCTCGCGGTAGAGCCACATCCGGCCATCCGGGTCGATGGCCCACCACTGACAGACGAAGGGGTGCACGAAGCCAAAGTCGATGCTGCGCAGCTTGGGCCACTTCTCCCAGCCGGCCGGCATGGAGGCCACCACATGCGTGGCGGTGTTGAACTCGGGGTAGACAAGGCCCTCGGCCGCTGACCACTTGCCATCGAGCAGGCGGGCGCGTCGGTGCCCGGTGAGGCTCTGCAGGGTCGCCAGGTACTTGCGGCCTTGCTCGGTCCAGTCCTTGGCCTGCCGGTCCCACAGCACCGGGTTGTCTTGGTGCCGGCACTCGAAGACCTCCATCTGGCCGCGGTCGGCCCGGCGCTTGAGCCAATGGCTCGGGCTCGCGGGGTTGCAGTCGGCCACGATCTGGTGGTACGGGCCCTTGCCGTTCCGCAGGCGGGTGGTGAGCTTCTCCCAGTCATCCTCGGAGCACTCGGTGGCCTCGAAGACGGCGATGATGTCGTACTCGGTGCTCATGATGCGGTCGGGGTTGTCGAGGCCCCCGACCACCAGCACGCTGCCGTTGTCGTAGTCGTAACTGCTGCGCGTCCGCCGGCTCTGGTTGTTGAGGTCGCAGCCTACCTGCACCACCTTCGCCTCGAAGGTCACCAGCACGCTCTCGGTCATCGAGGCGCGGGTCTTCCGGCAGATCAGGCCGCGGGTCTTGGGGTACTTGAGCAGGTACAGGTGCACCTTCTCGAGGATCCCGCGGGTCTTGCCGGTGCCGGCCGGGCCAGGTGCGAGCACCTCGGTGGCCCTGCTCTTCCAGACCTTCTCGATGCCGCCGTAAGGGGTGTAGCTCACGCCGGCTTCCCCTTGCCGCAGGTGGCACAGTCGGCATCGCCACAGTCGCATCTCGGGTCGGTCACACGGCCTCCACTGGGGCATCCTTGCCGTAGAGCTGGATGGCGTGGCGCTCGGTCACCTGGCCGGCGTCGAGCCGCTGCAGCTTGTCGGCGTGCATGTGCAGCTCGAGGTTGTGTTTCAGGCAGGCCAGGGCGAGTTTCACGCCGGCAGCCCTCACCCGCGGGGTGGCGTCCTTGAGCAGCAGGGCGCAGGCATCGGGCAGCGCCTCGGCCAGCTCGGCCGGCACCGGCACCCCGCGGATGCTGTAGCCCTCGAGCTCCTCGATCACCCGCTGCACGTTCCGCCGCTCATGGGTCGGCTGGCAGATCTCGGCCACCACCTCGGCCTTGGGCTTGGGCTTCTTCGCACCCTTGCGCGGTTCCCCCCTCCCCCGCTTCTTGGTGTCGATGTCCCTGGCTTTCATGCTGAACTCTATCGGCGGTCAGGGCTTCGGTCGGCGTGGCAGGTGAACTTGGCCTCGAGCAGGGTGTTGGTCACCTTGATCAGGTTGGTGCTCGCCTCCATGGTGTGCTTGGCGTGGAGCTGCTGCTCCTTGGCCATGTCCGCCGCGGCCTGGCTGGTCTCTTGGATCGAGCGCAGCGCGTCGGCCTGGGCGGTGGCGATCTCGGCCTGGCGGTCCACGAAGGGCTTCAGGAACTTGGCCCACACGAAGCCGGCCACGACGGCGATCATCACGACGGTCAGTAGCACCACGCTCTCTCGCGCGATGCTTTGCAGGGTCTGCTCCACAGCTGGTACCTCGCTCATGCTTTCTTGGTCCCGATGGCCCTCTGGATGGTGTCCACGATCTTCTTGGTGGCCTTGCTCTGGATGGCGTTGGCCACGGTCTTGAAGCTGTCGGCGTCCAGCCGCGGCTTGAAGGTCTCGACGAGCCGCACCACCTCGCTGGCGGCCTTGCGCTCACGCACCAGGGCGTAGACGATCCACGCCGCGGCCAAGGCCAGCGCCGAGAGGCCGATCACCACGCGGTACTCGAGGATCCACTGGGCGGCGATGGCGGCGCCGAAGACGGCCACGCCGGTGATGGCTCCTTGGGCAGACCGCAGCCACACCATTGAGACCACGGCGAGGCCCAGGCCGGCGATGGCGGCCGCGGCCAGGAGCTTGGCCAGCAGGCCGTTCTTGTTGGCCTCGAGGTCCGCCACCCGCTTCTCGGCCTCGGTGAGCTTCTGCTGCAGCTCGGCCACCTTCTTGGCGTCGGCACCGATGGCCACGCTGGCGGCCTCGAGGGTGCCGCTGGTGGTTCGCAGCTCGGCCACGCCGGTGGAGATGGTCACGGCCTGGGCGGCCAGCTCGGGCACCTTGGCCACCTCGGTGTTGGCGGTCTCGATCTTGGTTGCCGCGGCCTGCACGGCCTGGGCGGCTTCCTTGGTCGCCGAGACGGCCGCGGGCAGGTTGGTGCCGGCGTTGGGCGATGCGCTGGGCTTGCACTTGCAGCCGGCGATGGCAAGGCAGGCGGTGACGGCCACGGTGGCGAGGATTCGCATGGCCTCAGTGTACCTTGCTGCGTCCTTTCCACCACGCCAGGGCGAGGAGGAGGGCCAGAAGCTCCAAGGCCATCACGGTGATCCAGAAGACGGTCATGGCTTGCTCCTGTCGAGTCGCACGCGGGTCACGTCGATCTTCATGCGTTGGCCGGTCTCGAGGCGAACCACGGCCACCACGATGCCGGGCACGATGTAGGGATAAACCCTCACCAGCACGCCTCGGATCTCGTCACGCCGGCGTTGGCCGATGCGCTGCCAGGTGCAGACCACTCGGGCACCCTTGGGCATGGCGAGGGCCTTGGCGGCCTTGGCGGCCTCCTGCCTCATCCGCGCGTTGTGCCGGCGCTTGCCCTCGGCCTGGTCGCCCACGAACCAGTCGGCCCAGGGGATCCACGGTCCCCCCGCCTCACCTTTGCGGATGTAGGGCACGGCCCAGCTCCTGGTCGAGCTGCTGGAGCAGCTCGAGGGCCTCGGAGCCGGATCTAACCACCCGGTAGACGCCGCCGGCGGCGGTCCACTGGGCTTCCCAGTCGCGCTGGGAGTCGGCCTGGCGGCCCTTGGGAGTCTTCACCTCGATGGCCACGGCGCGGCCGCGGTAGACCCCCACCAGGTCGGCGGTGCCGGCCGCGGCGAGCTTGATGAGGCGGTCCCCCACCTTGATCATGCCGGCCTGGACGCGCACGAAGACGGCCGGATGGCCGCCGGCGGCATGCAGGGCGATGGCGCCGAGAACGCTGCGGGTGACGGCGTTCTCGGCGGCGCCCATCAGTCCGCTCCCTCGCGGTGATCGAGGCGGGCCTGCAGCACCGCATGCTCACGCCAGTAGGCCAGGGCCTCGGCCACGTACTTCTCGGCCTCGTCCATGGCAGCCACGTACCCGCTCATGGTCTGGGACCGAGCCGCGGTCTGGAACCTACGGGCGATCTCGCGGGCCTTGTCGCGGTCTCGGGTGGTCACATCCATGCGCCTCATGGTACCTTGGGCGCCTTGGTGACCACTTGGATGATCCTGTCGATGGTGCCCTCGGCGAGCTGGGGCCGGTCCTTGCCGGCCAGCCACTGCATCAGGTTGTGCCGGTTCACGCCGGGCATGCTGTCGGCGATCTGGCGGGCAGACAGGGCCTTGTTCTCGACCATGGCCATCACCATGCTGCGGACGTGCCGAGGCGCGTTGTTGAGCCGTCGCTTCACTCGGCCCCCTTCTTGGCCGGCTTGGCCTTGTTTGCGGCCTCCTGGCGGCCCTGCTCGCGGGCTTCGCCCAGCGCCTTGGCGATGTGGGCCACCAGGTCGATGGGGTTCACGTTCTCCTTGGGCGCGATGAACCAGGCCACGTTGGCCTCGGCGATGAGCTTGCGGGCGGTGTCGGTGTCGTTGTGTTCCATGGTGAGATCCTCTTCGGTGTATGAGATCATACTGCGGCTGTGCCGCTCGCGGCTTGCACGGTCACTTGTCCTCCAGTGCCCCGGCGGCGTCGGTGGCGTCCATCGCCCGCAACACATCCTCGTTGTGCCTCTCGCCCAGCAGATGGGTCAAATCGTGGCGATCTTCGGCCTCCCGCCACGCCTTCACCTCGGCACGCAGCACGGCGATGATCTTGGCTTGAGCATTGACGTACTCATCAACTTCACACGCCCGCCATTCGCAATCCACTCGCAGGCACCGAAGATGATGCTTGGCTCGTTCAAAAGTGATAGGTCCATAGGTAACGTCGTCGTAGTCCTCGCTCACTTGTCCTCCAAGACGCCGCTGGCGTCGGTTGCGTCGTAGGCTGCCCACAGGACCGATTCAGTCTTGCTGGTGTCGCCGTCGATCTTCTCATGCTCCTCGGCATGGGCTCGCCACGCGCGAACCTCATCCACCAGGATCTTCAGCAGCCGGTGGGCCGTCGTTCCGTCCTTGATGCTGCCGGTGACGAAGACCCGCCGCCACTCGGCAATTTCCGCCCTGGTGCCGGCGAGCTGCAGCTGCACGCGGGCGAGCTCGTCGCGCAGGTGGTTGGCCTCTTGGGTCATTCTGATGTACTCACTGCTTCTTGTGTCCATGGTTCTTCGCCTTCATCATGTGGCTGTAGGGCGTCCTGGTCAGCCTCGACACGTCCAGGCAGCTCATGCCGGCGCCCTTGGTCTGGTTCCACACCTTGGCCATCACCCGCATGCGTTCGGCCGTCGCGGCGTCGTTGCGGGCCATCACGCACCCCACGACGTGCCGCCATGCCTGGGTGAGCAGCTGCAGGTCGGTCTGCTCGGTAACGGCCACGGCCCAGGCACGTTCGACCAGGTGCCCGCGGCTGGCATGCTGCACCCGCTCGAGGATCAGGGTGAGCAGGACCGCCGGCCGCTCCCGGCACCACTCGGTCCAGGTGTACCGCAGGCGGTAGTCGGCGGCTTTGATGCGGCCGTCCTTGCCCCAGTTGGTCGGCGGCGTCGTCGGCCAGTCGGCCATGGTGTTGGGCATGTCGATCCTGCCGGCACGCCTGAACCAGTCGCGGCCAAACGGCTCAGGAAGGGCTGGCGGCCTTGGAAGCAGCTCGGGCCGCCCCACGGCCTCGGCGTGGCTGGGCGTGTCAGGATTCGGCCTTGCCGGGGTTGGAAGCAGGTTGGTGGCTTTCACTTGGCCTCCTTCGCCCGCGTCAGAGCAACTTGCCAGCCCACTTCGATTCCACGCAGTCGATGTACATGACCACGCTGCCCTTGTGGGCACGCACGACGCCGCACGGGTCGAGCACCGTGTCCTTGGTCGGGCCACCCAACGCGATCTCGCCGATGCCCTTCGTCGTGCCCCACACGCGAATCACGCTCGCGTTGCCGATGGTCACGTCGTCGCCGCTGATGGCCACCATGCCGACGACAACCCAACCACGCTGCAACACCACGATCTGAAGTTTCTGCTGCGTGATGTGGTCGGTCTCCACGCCAAGAGCCTTGTTCACTGCCGTTTCGATTGCCTTCTGAATCAACATTCCTCACTCACTTTCTGCGGCTGTGCCGCTTAGTAACCAATGCCGTAGCCGTAGCCGTAGCCGTTGCCGTTGCCGTAGCCGTCGCCGTAGCTGTAGCCGTTGCCGTAGCCGTTGCCGTAGCCGTTGCCGTTGCCGTCGCCGTAGCCGTTGCCGTTGCCGTCGCCGTCGCCGTAGCCGTAGCCGATCAGACTGTGTGCATCTTCGTTTGTCACTTGGCCTCCTTCGCCCGCTGACGGAGCATGGCGTCGGCGACGGCGTATGCGTCACCGGCAATCTCAACCGCCCCATGATGCTCGCCGGTCTTCTGGTCTGTGTCCAGCATCATCGAGCG